CCTAAATTGCAGGAAGATAAGGCTAGCAATAACAAGCCCAGCCCTATCCACCGCCACACTTATTTCTTGCCGAGTCCGTAAGCTGCATCTTTTGGATTAAGAAACTTGGCCGCCGGGGCTAATAGCCCAGCAAGAAAAGCATTGACCAAGACTTTTGGATCCGAAATGCCAGACATATATAGAGCTGCAACGGCCGAAATTGAAGCCCTCAACCAAGATGCTCCTGCTGATTTTAATTCCTTCATTTTTTCTTCTCCTTTGGCTTTGCCTGTGGAAGTGGCTCAACCACTGGATATTCTCCAGCATAAGCAACAAGCTTTGGCCTAGCGAAACCAACAATCTCCTTGCCGATGTAGCGTTGCTTAACCATTACCATTCCGCCGTTGCGCTGATCTCCAGTGCCGGACGTGTTGCCCTCTATGCAGAGAACGCTGGTCTTGCCTACCTTGACCACAATACCGATGTGGCTGATGCGATCAATGCCATCGTGTGGAAAGTCCATAAAGCATAAATCGCCAAGCTGCGGCTTATCTTCAATCCAGCGTCCAAGCTCTTTCATCTTATGAGCTCCGGCAGCCGTTGAAACCATTGATGGAATCTTGACGCCGGCAGTGTGAAAGACCCAGTTGCAGAAGGATCCGCACCAGGGCAATCCATCGGCTTTTGTAAACTTGCCGTACTTTGTCAGATTCTCGCCAGTCTCTACCGTGCCGACTTCAGCTAGTGCGACTTCGATAATCCGTGCAGCAGTGCCTTCTGGATATTTGTTCACTTGCCCAGTTTTAATCCTGCAGGTATTGGCTTTGAGTATTCCCATTTGGCTATGTATGAAATACCATCACCATCATCTTCAAGACGAATAACAGAATCCTTAAAATCTTCTAACTTCAATTCTGGATAAGTTTCAGAAATAACTTCATATAAGTTCATTTATGCTCCTAAATAATCAACTTGGAAAAAACTGCATTGATTGACGATATTTAATGCACCGCCTGAAGTTTGATAAGTTTGAGCAATAACAAAATCATTTGCTGCAAGATTAAGAATAAAAGTGGTTTGATGTGAAAAATTATCTACTGATGAACCAGGGCCTTTATACACAATAGTGCCTGAGCCTGATGTGGCATTTAATAAATAGAAAATATCTCTCTCGCCTGTGCCGTTTGCAGCATATTCAAGTTGAATAAAAAACTTGTAATAGCCTGCCGTTGGAACTGTAATTCTTTGATTATTGGTCACATTGTCGTGAAAAGAACTGGTATCAATCAATTCGCTGTCCCAAGTAATGTTTGTATATGTTGAACTTGTGACTGATTGACTTGCAGTTTTTGTCAATCTAGCAATCTTTGGGCTACTACTTGCAGGCGTAGCCCATTTTACTTTATATGGGCTAACTGTTGTATCTGCCGTTAATACCTGGGCAGTAGTGCCAATAGGCAGGTTATCGTAAGTGCCTGATCCTGTACCGACAACAATGTCACCTGCTGCCGTGATTGTTGTTGCCATGTCGTTTGTGATTGTAACTGCTCCTGATGTACCGCCGCCAGAGATTCCTGTGCCAGCAGTCACGGCAGTTATGTCACCGACGTCATTTGTGATCCATGTGAAGTCCATGTCGGTTGCACTTGTCTTGGACAAAATTTGACCAGTTGTGCCACCTTTTAATTCAGCCATAGATGTATCGACGGCCTGTCCGAATGTATTGAAGTCTGCTGGGAGATTTGTTACGAGACTAGCGCTCGTCGGCATGACCCAGCCGAAGTTCGTAGTTGGATTTGCGATGGGAGTTTCCTTTCCTTAGTTCACGACTAATGCGTCTGCATAGTCAAGTGTAGGACTGAGTGTGTTAAAAGTTTCGGCGACACTTACATCTTGCCATTCCATCGCCTGGAGTGAGAATGGCAGTGGCGAGACAAGAAGAGTCACTGCGAGTTCATTGTAAGAAGCCTGGAATCGCCAGCCCTCAACGAAGCCCAAGAAGTTTCCGGATTGCATATTGGCCGGAAGATTAGCTAGTGAAATCGGCTGACCCATAAACACGTTGATAAGAGCGTCACGATCTGCATCATCGACTTCTGGATTTGTCAATGCAAAGGTGATGGATTCAAGAAATGCCTGTGGCTGAGCTCTTAGGGTCAAATAGAAATCGGCTTGGTCGCTTGCGTCGGCTGCGTGCTCTAGCGAAGTCGTAATCTGTTGCGCTAATTTTCCATAGAGTGCGATTGAAGCTGCATCGGTAGCCGTCTCTGTTCCAGACTTCCAGACGATGGAGACATCGTTGCGAATATCTCCGGCCTTAGTCTGAATCTTAATTCCACGGCCTAGAGCTTGATTAGCGTCTAAATCTGTATAGCCGTAAGTCGCTAGATAGATTGAACGATGTGTCGAATCAGCATAGGAGATAAGTCCGGACGCGTCCTCGTATAAATAACCAAGTCCAGAAGTTGCAAGGTCGGCCACTAGATTCCAAGTAATTGTCTGATTAGATCCGCGATTGGCCAGCTCATAATTGCCTGGACGATCTATCTCTCCGAGTCCAGTATTTTCAGCAGTAGCCCATGTTGTAGTTGCTGGAGTGTAATTCGCCCACGTAAGAGCTGCTGGAACTTCTGACCAGTTATTGACGAGTAAATCCTCTAGGATTGTATAAATCTGGTCGCCGTCGAAATCCTTAGACAAGACGCCCAGAGTTAAGGCCTTCTGGAGCCTTGAGAGGGCTCCTAGAGCGGTGATTGTAACTTCCTGAGTGATTGCCACTGAGCCAGTCTGTGAAACTGTCACGGCTACGTCCACGACGCTTCCGCCGAAGATTGGAACGAATGCGCCAGCAGTGTCCTTGACTTGAATTGAAACCGCGTCATTGATTTGAGCAGTAATAGCTCCAAGATTAAGATTGATGAGATTGATTGTGCAATAGCCGGCTTGCGCCTGCGTGTAGATATTCGTGCGCCCTGATGTAATTGAAAGATTGGCTAGAACGACGTCAGTGTATTCAATGCCTGCAATTAAGACTTTCCACTCTGGAGCCCACTGTGTCATTAGACGGCCTGAAGTGCGCCGGCTCCGCCAGTGCCACGGTAGAAGGAATCATTGAGCACGTTCACGATTGTGCGAGCAGTGCCTTCGGCATCGATTGCGCCATTTACTGTCACATTAATGCGCGCGGCGTTCTGAGAATCCGTAAATCCTCCTCCGCCCATAGCAGCTAAACGAGCCGCATTCTGTGAGTCTGTAAAGCCTCCGCCTACGCGAACCGCGCCCGATGCGGCTGATGAGACTCCTCCGCCCGAAGTAGTTGTAGATCCTGTTCCAGTCGAAGCGGACACACTAGGAACCGAGATTGTAGGAATGCTAGGTGTTGCAGTAGTCGTCTTTGGAATTGTGACTGTGGGAACGCTAACTTGTGGAGCTGAAATCTGTGAAACGTTAGGCAAGAATGGAATTGAGTTATAGACACGAATCAGAGCATTGATTCCAGCAACGGCTCCGGCAATCAATCCGTTCAAGCCTTTGATGACCGCACCGATGACATTGATAACGCCGCCAGCAATCTCGCCGACTACTTTGAACGCTCCGCCTAAGACTGTGACCAGAACCGGCACGACATACTTCTGAATAAATCCAATAAACTCTGAGAAGGTTTCTTTGTTGTTATTTATTGCGTCAGTGATTGGCTTAAAGAAATCAGCGAACTTTCCAAGTGCCGGAACGACTTGATTGACCACGAACTCGACAAGCTGCTGAATAATTGGCAGAAGTTTTGCACCGACTGATTCTTTGGCTTCATCGAATGTTACTTTAAGGATCTGCAAGCGTCCGGCGAATGTTTCTGCGTTAGCTGCTGCCGCCCCACCAAAGAGATCTGAAAGCCTTGTCTGCGTCTCTTCGAATGACATAGCTTTAAGCTCTGCCGAAGATAGTCCGATGCCTAACTTGCCTAGAGCTGCCGTGTTGCCGTCGTAGGCTTTACCGAGTGCATTAGCTACAGAATCCAAGCCCTTGCCAGTGGCTTGAGAGATGTCAAGGGCAAGATTAAGAAGATCCTGAGCCTTTGTAACGTCGTTAGTCGAGAGTGACAATCTTTGCAAAGCTGGACGAAGTTTGTCGTCTGCGACGCCAGTGGCTAAAGATGTCTTAAGGATTTGTTTCTCTACCGATGCAATCATTTCATTAGTTGCACCAGTGGCATTCTTTAACGCAGTAGCAAGGCGAATCTGAGCAGCTTCATCTTCGATCGCAGCTTTAACTCCATCGACTGCAAGCTTGATGGCATAGGCTCCAGCAGCAGCTCCGGCGGCTGCGAATGCTAGTCCTGCCTTCTTACTAAACTCGCCCATCTTTGAGGATGAGTTGTCCACGTCTCCATTAGCTTGCGCCAGTGATTTCTTGAGTTGATCTACATCAGCAAGAATCGAGAGCTTGAGTGTGCGCGATTGTCCGGCCATTTACCACTCCTTCAAGATTCGGTCGAAAGCATTTTCCCACTTGTCAATGATGTCTGGCTGGATTTCGCGGAGTGTCGGATAAATAAACCAGCCCTTAGAACCAGAGCCTTTTGTGGATTGGCCTGACCAGACTGGAAATTGCTTAAACTTGTTAGATCCGAACTCTGTACCGCCCCAGAGATCCTTTGTCGTTGCTCCGCCTGAAAACTTTTGACTTACGAAGCCGAAAGACAATTCGCCAATCTTGGAAGATTTCGACACACGGGAGCCACTGGCAATTCTGTCGGCGGCCTTGCCTCGACTGGTCGCCTTTTGCTGAATCTTGCCTTGAGCGAACTCTGCAAGAGCTGACGATTCTCTTTTAGCTGCATCAGTAGCTTCTGTATCCATCGCCTTGAATGCGGCAGTAATGCGACGAAGGTCTGCCTTGTCATAGGCAATCTCAACGTTGTCGCTCACTTTGTTTCTCCAGTATCTCGAAAGCCGTATAGATCTGCTCCGCCGTCGTCCATTCGCTCATCGGTATTCCTGTGGCTATGGCTAACTCCACCAGGATTCGATTTACGCTTCCGGCGGCGTAACTTTTGGGAGAACGTCACCGACTGTCACGTCGGCCACTGTTTCACACCAGATTTCATAGCCTTTGATTGGCTTGCCACCGGCTTCACGTTTCATCGCATTCCACGCAAGGAAGAGAAGATCAGAGATTCCAATCTTCTCTTGCGCCTGCGAAATTGTGCTGCCTGTCTTTTGTTCCCACTTAGCCCACTCTGGCGGTTGTGCAGTGTAAGTGCCGAACTCGCCTGATGTATATTCGATTGTGATTGGTAGTCTCATTCTGTGCTCCCGTTTCTATTGATTAACTGAATGTATCGGCTGGCTTGCCATCGACTAACATAGCCCAAGAATCTGTTTGTGCTTCTGGAGCAGTGCCGCCAACGGAAGGAAATACTGGATAGACGTTGCATGTAAAGACTGCGCCAGTAACCGCAGTAAATGACACGGCCAAAGTTGTATTTGGAGCAGTATCAGCAGCAGTCCACATCGCTTCGAAAAGTGATGATGCAACGCCCCAGTCTGCAAGAAGCTCAAGGTTGAGCGTCCACTGATCATCGATGTGCTTATAGGCTTTTCCATCGAGTGTTTGATAAGTCGTAATTACCGGCGCATTGACTAGCGTTGCGGCCGTTGTTTGTGCGTCAT